GGTGACATGAGAGGACTTCGATATGAGAAGTTGCAACGCCGCTTCGAGGCCGCCCGCGGGCTCACGCGGATGGCACGGCCGGCGGATCCGGTATCGGGCGAGCTCATCCGCCCGGGCGTGGTCGTGCTGAGCAATGGGATTGCGTATTACTCGCCCGGGGCGGTGTGGCGCGCCGCGCTCGAGCTCCAGGCCGAGGGGCCAGGGCCGACCGATCGGGGCGATTTTGTGGCGGCCATCCTGGGCCGGCTCACCAAGGAACGCCTCGACGCCGAAGACGCGCAGCGCCGGGCCGCCGAGGCGGTGCGGGCGTGAGCGGTACGTTTTCGCGGCTCGGTGAGGCCGAATACCACGCGGACCCGGCGCCGGCGCCATCGCTGTCGGCGTCGGTCGCCCATGTCCTACTCACCCGCTCGCCCAAACATGCCTGGTACGCACACCCACGGCTGAATCCGGCCTGGACGCCGAGCCCACCGACACCAGCGATGGAATTTGGCTCGGCCGTGCACGCGCTCTTTCTGGAAGGCTCGGCCGAGCGCATCGAGGTGGTGGACGCCGGCGACTGGCGCAGCAAAGCGGCACAGGCGGCGCGCGAGGAAGCGCGCAAGGCCGACAAGATTCCGCTCTTGGCGGAGAAGTTTGCGGAGGCCGAGGCGATGGCGGAGGCGGGGCGCACGCAAATTCAGGGCACCGAGCTCGACGAGATGCTCACCAGCGGCGAACCGGAGGTGTCCGCGCTCTGGCATGACGCCCAAGGCGTGTGGTGTCGCGGGCGCCTCGACTGGAAGGCGAAAGACCACCGTCTGATTGTCGATTTGAAGACGCGCAATGCCAGCGCCGAGCCCAACACCTTCATTCGTGCGATTCTCGGCGAGGGCATGGACCTACAGGCGGCCATGTACCGCCGCGCGGTCAAAGCGATCACCGGGGTTGACGCGCGGTTCGTCTTCGTCGTGCAAGAGACGGAGCCGCCCTACCTGCTGTCGATGGTGGGGCTCAAACCGGAGTGGATGAATTTTGCAGAGCACAAGCTGCGCCGCGCGCTGGAGACGTGGGAGAAATGCCTTTTGACGAACCGCTGGCCGGGCTATCCCGATCGCGTGGCGTGGGTCAACGCGCCGGCATGGGCCGAAGCGCAATGGATGGAACAAGAACTTGAGGGGGTGGCCGCATGACGTTTGCCGAATTAGTGGAAGCCATCGAGCATCTACGCATCGAGCGGGGCAGCCAGGAGAGCGCCGAGGTAAGCGTGTCCCATTGGTCGCACCAGAGCGGCAACAAGACGCTTGAGTGGCGCATCTTCTGGACGCGCGTCCCGTCTGGGGCAGGCATGTCATACGAGGGCCGCGGGCCGACCGCGGCGCGGGCGCTGGTGAGCCTCCTGGAGAAGATCGCGCCGGTGCCGCCCGACGTCGGCCAGGTCGATCCGGTCAAAGAGGGGTACCGATGAGGCGCTGCTCGATCGAGGGGTGCGAAGGTCGTCACATGGCGCGCGGCTGGTGCCAGATGCACTATAACCGCTGGTGGAGAAACGGCGATCTCCGTAAGCGACGGCGTAACCACGGAGAGGGGACGCGACACGCGGACGGGGGCTGGCAGTTTGTAGTCAGGGGCCGGACCGTCTTCCGCCATATCCTTATGGCGGAGCGCGCGTGTGGGTTTCGCCTCGGTCGGCACCATCCGGTGCATCACGTTGACGGCAACCGCAGCAATGATGCGAACACGAATCTCGTGATCTGTGAGAGCCCCGCGTATCATCGGCTGCTCCACATCCGGACACGCGCCCTGAAAGCGTGCGGCCATGCGAATTGGCGCCATTGCTGGCGCTGCGGCCAGTGGGATGCGCCCGAAAATCTCCGGTTCAACGGTCACAGCAACAACGTCAAGGGACATCGAGAGTGCATCGCCGCATACGCGAGAGAACGGAGGGCCGCCTAATGTACGAGTTTCGACCCGCGGTGACGACCGAAGCCAAACCCTTGATCGGATTATTCGCAGAGAGTGGCTGCGGCAAAACGATGTCAGCACTCCTGCTTGCCAAAGGCTTCACGGAGAACATGCGGAAGGTGGGGATGATCGAAACCGAATCGGGGCGTGGCGAGGTGTTCGCCGATGATCCAGTAGTCGGTGGCTACCGGGTGCTCTCGATTCGTGAAGACTTCTCACCGAAGAACTACGGGAAGGCAATCACGGCAGCCGAGAAAGCAGACCTACGCGTGTTGATAATTGATTCCGCCTCGCACGAATGGGACGGCGCCGGCGGCGTGCTGGCGATGGCCGCCAAGAATCAGGCCGAAGGGAAGAAAGGGCCGATCGTGTGGCAGCAACCGAAGATCGACCACGCCCGCGAGTTTGTTCTCCGGCTCCTACAAACGCCGATCCCGCTGGTGATCGTGTGCATGAGGGCCAAATATCCCATGACGCAAGTAACGGCCGACTACGCCAAGACGCACCCGGGGGCGAAAGTAGGTGAGTGGGTACGCGACACCGAACTGTCGCCGAAACAGTCCGAAGATATTCTCTACGAGATGATGGTCCATGGCTGGATCGACAAGGAGCACCGCCTCCACGTCACGAAGTACACGAAGGAGGCGTTTCGCTCGATCTTCCTCGACGGCGAGCCGATCACAGTCAAGACGGGCGAACGGCTCGCGGCCTGGGCCGCGGGCGCATCTGTTCCCGCCGCACCGCGGGCCGGGGCCCCGAGGGAACCAGCGCCCGCGAGCGCAACTCGGGGCGCCGCACCCTCGCGCAACGCCATCATTGCCCAGGTAACGACCGCGGCGGAGGCGGCCGGGTGGGGCGTGCGGGATCTCTTGAAGCTGATCCTCAAGCGGGACATTCGCAGCTCGCGCGAGCTCACCGAGGCCGACGTGCAGGCCCTCGCCGCGCTGACGCCGGAGCAACTCAAGCTCGCCATGGAGAATGCACTTGCCGACGCTGCCGCTGGCAAGTGAGCCGTGCCCGTACTGTGGCGGTCCCGTTGGAGCACACGGGTGCTGGAACGAGGACCCGCAGGAACCGGACGACGACGAAGACACGGACCCGCCCGGCGGCTTTTGGGAACAAGTGAGACGGGACAACCCCGTCACGTAGAGGAGGAGGATGATGGCGGAACTTATTCAGACGTGCCAGCTGTGCGCGGCGCCGGTGCACTACATTCGCAGTGCAAAGGGCCGTTTGCGGGCCTGCAACTACAGGCCGGTGACGGTCATGCTTGAGAACGGCCAAACGGTCAAAGGCTACCTACCGCACGCGCCGACGTGCACCTGGAAACAGCCCGAACCGGAGGCGCCCGCGGCCGAGCCCGCACCCGTCGAGGAATGAGCCGGCGCAAACCGTCGACGCCCCGCTCGCAAGTCAAGTCGGCGCTGCGTCGGCTATGGCTCCGATCGCGGGAACGTCAGGCGACGTTGAAGCGGGACGGGTACAGCTGTGTTGAGTGCGGCGTGAAGCAGAGCCGGCGTAAGGGCTCTGAGGTCTATGTCGAGGTACACCATCGGGACGGTATCCAGTGGGAAAAGATCATGGACTACCTCTATCGACACCTCTTGTGTCCACCAGAGCAGTTAGAGACGCGATGCAAACCCTGTCACGACAAGGAACCATAACAACAACCCGAGGGGCGGCTCGGTGCGCGCATGGGTGCCGCCCTCCCCATGCGTTCGGAGGGGAAACGATGGCACGCACCGCAGAACAGACGGCCGCGGTATTGCTGGCGGCCATGCCGTACCGAAATGAAATGCGCTGGCGCGAGCTTACCACGGCCGATGTGCAGCTGCTCGATCGGCTCCGCGATCGGCTCCTCTTGCACCTGCTAGACCTCGATCGGCTCCGTGATCTCGCCCGGCGCTTGGGAGCAGGGGAGTGATGGCTGACGTGGACGAGATCACCGCCCACACAAGCCAGGCCGAGCAGTGGGAGCGGCTGACGGCCGAGAACGCCCGCCTCACCGCCGAGGTGGCCGAATGGCGCGAGGCGCGGGACTGCGCGCAAGCGACGGCTATAGCCCTGGAGGCGGAGCATATCCGCCTGACCGCCGAGGTCGAACGGTTACGCACGATTCTACAACGATGCATGACCATTCTGGATGAAGTCCGTCCGGACGAGGAGGTGCGACAGCTCTGCTGCGACCTACGCGCCGCCCTGCGCAAGGGGGAGTGATGGCCTCAATAAGTCGATACCTGCTCCTGATCGGCCTGGCCCTTGTCGGCTACGTGCTCTGCGCCCAGGTTGTCGGGCTGTTTCGCACCCGTGACGTGTGTGGAACAAGCATGGTGCGCAAGGGGGAATGATGAACGAGCGCACAACAAACCTCCTCATGTTCTTCGCCGCCGCCGCGGTGCTCGGCTGGTGCATCTTCCTGGCGTTCGGGTGCGGCAATCAGTCGCGGATCTCGGCGGAGGCGGCCGCGGTTACGCCGGCGCCGTTGCCACCGACGTTCGCGCCGGATGGCACATGGAGCTACGCCAACTGGTCGGGACCGCCCTCGGCGCCGGTACCGTGCTGGTACACGCTCTCATGGCATTGTGGCGCCGACGTGCCGACGCCGGGCTTCGCCTACGTCGACGGCTCCAAAATCACGCCGATTCCCTGTAACTAACGGCGCGCGGCGAGCAGCTGGCGCACCGAGGCCGTGGGGCGCAGCTCGCGCCGGCGGCCGCCTGCCCGGAGGAGCTTATGCTCCTCGAGCGCCTCGTAATCTGCCGCCATCTGCGGGCCGAGATCGTTGCGGTAGCGCATCTTCGGGATATGGAGCACGTCGATATTGCCGTAGGCTTGCCGGGCGGCCTTTTCGATCGTGGCGCCAACCCCGACCACTTGCGCGACCCACCCATGAGGGCCGCTGGTAATGGGCTCGCCGTGCTCGTCGAGCGCCAACTCCATAGGGTACACGCCAGACTCGTCGAGGGACTCCTCAGGGTCATAGCCACTGATCGGGAGATCCTCGGCCAGGTCGACGTCTTCGGGCGGGATCGGGAACGGGGGAACGTGGATCCGCACGCCGACGGCGAACTTGTCACTTGAGGCGCGCGCCGGCGAGCCATTGGCAATCTCCCACAAGACACCGGCGAAGTCGTCGACCAACGGCATGAGTGCCTGAATCGCGCCGTAGCCAAACCGGGGCGTGAACTCTAACCACCAGGGAACACCCATGTCGTCAACAATGGCGTTGACGTCGATCGGGCCCCGGTATCGGCCGCGCAGGTAGTCGGCCAGGGGGAGCACGAGCTCGGCCACCAGGGGCGCCTCGAGCTCGGGATAGATCCAGACGGCTTCGCCGCTCGAGCCGATCTTTTCGCCGATGTCGCCGGGCATGAGCTTATTGCGCTCAAGCGTGCCGTTCGGGAGGCTGAAATTTTCGCCGTCAAACCAGGCTTCGGTGGATACCTCGAGGCCCTTGATGACCTCCTGCAAAATGAAGTCGGGCGGTTCGTGCAGCTTCTCGAAGCGGGGCGCGAAGTAGCGAAACAGGCGCTCCATTTGCTCGCTGGAGTCCGCAACCTGGGTGCCGACGCCGGCGCGGTTGGCCTTGAACACGGCGCCATGCCGGAACGTCTGCCCGCCGAGCCACTTGCTTGCCTCCTCGAACGCTCGCGGGCCGGAAAAACTTTCCCACTTCGGGATATGGAGCCCGGCGGCCTTGGCAATCGTGGTTCCGAACGCGCGATTTTTTTCCAGGCGGTGCGCGAACGTCGAGGAGCCGAGGCAGGGCGTGCCGGCGGCCATGAGCTCGTCGGCCTCCTCCGGCAGCTGCTTGTCGTTGCAGTCGAACACCACGCAATGGGCCCAGCTCCGCGCGGCGTCGTCATAGTGGCACTTGTCGACCAGGCGGTCGCCAACCCGGGCGGCCGCGCGATCGCAGATCGCCATGCGGGCGCTGTGGCCCTCCTCCATCACGCGACGCGCGAGCGAAAGGCCCTCGCCCCAGCGGCTACGGAAAAGGAAATTCATGGTTGCGCGAACTCCTGCACGAGCCGCTCCCGGTCGGCTTTCGGCAGCGCCTCAAACTGCCGCTGAATGCTGGTCTTGCCGCTCGACTTGAGGAGGTTGCTGAGCGTTTGCACGGTCACGGGCCGTTCCTGCTTCGCGGCCTCGACCACCCACGCCTTGAGGGCTTCGGTGTCGCCGGCCTTCACGCCCTCGCGCGCCTTCACCTTCAGCTGGTCGAGCGTCTTTTGCTCAGGGGTGCGCGGCCCCCGAGCCCCGTGAATATCCTGTAAGCGGCCTTGAATCTCTTTCTGTAACGGGCTGGTGATAACGGCGCGCGGCGCCTTGGTGATGCCGGCGAAGGCTTCGAGGTGTGCCGGAAGACTGGCTTTGCCTTCCGCAAGCCGGCGGTATTGCTGCACGCTGAACGGCTGCATCTCGGTCATCATGTGCTCGGCTACCTGCTTGACCTTTGTCGGCAGCACGTCGTTCGGATTCCAGATGTAGTCGCCGAAAAAGTCGCGGTTCTGCCAAAGATTGACGGCGAGGTTCAGCACGGGCGACAGCTTGTTGACTATCGTGCCCTTGATATCCGTGATGCCGTAGATGTCCTTGAAGTAGGTCGGGAACCGCACGCGGATTTCATTGCCGTCCGCGTCGCGTTGTCCATTGCGAGGGAAAAAATAGTCCTTGAGTTGCTGCGGGGCCTCTCCGGTGTGGAGGTATTGGTAGAGCGCGCCGGCCGAGGCGACGGTGAACGTGAGCCCGGCGAGATACTGCATCTTCGGTGTGAACTGCCCGCCCTGGCCCGTCAGCAATCCCTTGATTGCCTGCGGTGTGTCCTGGAGGGCGGCACCGCCGAGCTCGCGCAGCGTCCCGTGGTTCCAGCCGACCGCGCGCCACATGAGTTGCATCGAGGATTGAAACGTCCGGTTCCAAAACAGGTTATCGTAATTGATCTTGCCGAAACGGTTCTCAATGTTCTTCCAGGCGTCGCGGGCCACGGTCTGTTGACTGATCTTGCCGGCGGCGATGTCGCCCGCGTTGCGTTCCAGCTCGTCGGCCATGAGGTCGAGGTAGGCGCCGACCTTCACGCGCGGGATGACGTGCTCGAACAGCGGTTTCATCATGCCGTCGATTGCGGCCATCGGTGCTTTCGTGATTGCCGCGCCGTATTCCTTGCGGCGCATGTTGGCGAGGAACGCATCCCACACGCTGCCCGTGCCAAACGCGCCGGTGGGCCTGGCAAGCTGTGCGCCAGCCTTCAGCGGGCCGAGTGCGGCCTCGACAAGCGCCGGGTCATTCCAGGCTTTGACGCCTTCGCGGAGGTAGCGGTAGGGGGCGATCGGGGTTTCGAGCGCCCGTTTGGCTGCGCCGACCCAATCGCCGCGGGCGAGCCGGCCCATGGCGAGCCCAGCGTGCGACGCGACCGGGTTGAACACGACATCGCCGACCGCATGGAAGCCGGAGAGGCCGAGTTGTAAGCCATTCAAGCTCGCGTTGGCACGCATGACGGCGCGCACGGTTGGCCGTTCCATCATCTTGTTACGGGAAAGGTAGTTATTTAGGAGCCGCGCCTCGCCCTCGTCGACGGCCCAGCGGCCGGCGAGCGTCGGACCCATTGCGGTACGGCCGAGCGTGCGAACCTCGGGCGGGAGATGTAGTTCGGTGGCCTCAGTGCGCAGGATTGTGCGGATCTTCTCGGTGATCTCCTTGATGACGGTCGTTTGTGCCTCGGCGGAGGCTTCCGGCGTCGCCTTTGCGCCCGCGGCCTTGAGGCGATCAATGAACTGGCGCGCTTCCCCCTCTGAGAATCCGCGCGCCGTCAGCGCCTCGTAGACTCGATCCTCGATCTTGCCGGCCGGGACGTTGGGCGGGCCGGTGCCGCCGGTTGTCTCGACGGTGCGCGTTGTGCGCGCTGGCCCCTGGGTTGCGCGTTCGGTGCGTACCACCTCGGCGAATTGCGAGAGGGTGTCGCGGAGATTGCCCTCAGGGATGATGAGGGGCACCTGATTGCGCGGGAAGTATCTACGCGCGACCGCATCGTCAAGGAATGCCTTACCCTCGGGCGCTTGTCCGGTCCCGGGCACCCACTGCCAGCGGCCCGCTTCAATGCCGTCCTGACTGACGTGCTGCGCGTAGACGAACTTGCGCACGTCCTCTAGGTAGGTGCGGACCAGGGTTTCAGGGTTGTCGGTGACGGGCTCCAGGCCGGCGGCGATGCCGTCCTCGAAGTCGCGGTAGAACTTCTTTCGGAGGAAATTCTTTGAGCCCTCCAGCGGCCGGCGCCCGCGTGTCATCAGCACCCGTTCCGCGTTGGCGGGATCTTTCCAGATGCCGGGTACGTAGTTTTCGAGGTAAGGGAAGTCGCCGCGCACCTCGGCCACGCTGAGCGCCGCAGCGTCGAGGGCCTGCCGGTGGAAGTCGGCGAGGCGTTGCAGTTCGGGGGTCGACTGTTTGCGGCCGGTAGACATGCGGCCGAGGTAATCGTAGGCAGCCTGCTTTCCGCCCGCGCCGATCATCCGGTCAAACGTCGCTTCGTTGCCCTTCGATGCCTGGTTGTACTGGAACCGCGCGGCCTCGATGTCGGCCCCCTTGCGACCGACGAGCGTGTTGAGCGTCTCGTCGCTGGCGAAGCCGATAGGATCAAACCACTTCGCCAGAAAGGCAGCATCTTCCTTGAGCGCCCCCGCCACCTTCTCGGCGGTCTGCGCCCCTGGCACGACGGCGGCCCCCTTCTCACTTTTCAGGATGTCGGCGACGGTGGCTTTGCCTTTGCGTACCTTCTTGGCTGCTGGCGGAGGTGGTGGAGCGGGTTCTCCCCATACGTCTGCGCGGACGGTCCCGTACAGTTCGCGGAACTCTGGCTTTTTCGCGCTCTCTGCCATCACTTCGGCTTCAGGCTTGGTGAAGTCGATCATTTGGCCGAGCCGCCACGCTGCTACCCTTGCTTGTTCCTGGGTGGAAAACTCGCCCATAACGCGCTTGCCGCTCGCAACGTGGCTGATCTGGTATTCAGCGGGGGTGCCTGGTGCGGAGACTTTATGGACGATGAGGCCGCCAATCGACGGGCCCTTGATGGTTGCTGGACCAGTCGGCTCGCCTTCTTTAAACATCGGGACATCCACCTTCGCCTGCTTGAACTTCACGCCCTTGAACTGTTCTTGAAGGTTGGCGCGATACTCCTGCTGACGTTGATAGGAGGCAGCTTCGGCCGCACGCCGCTCGGCTTCGGCCGCCGACCGCTCGGCCATTCGGGCTTGTTCTGTCTCTACCGCCGCGCGTAGGCGAGGTGACAAAATATCCTCGGGTTGCACGCCCCGCCCGAAACCCTCTTGACGTGCGATGCGTTCTCCCATTCGGTCTATCAGTGCTTCCGGTGCTCCACCGGTCGCCTCATAGGCGGACTCCCAAGGTTCGTTTGTGCCCGCCGTCCGTACTTCAATCCGATAGTTGTTGAACTCGTTGCGCCCGACACGGAACTCATAATCTGGCCCGCCACCGATGGCACGTTGACGCCATGCAATTTCCGGCTCCTCGGCCGTTGGTGCCTCAACCGGCTTTGCCACCTTCGGCTTGCGGCCCTTCTTCATGGTCGCGGCGATGCCGGGAGCGGCCTCGACCGGAGGGGGATTAATCCGGTCGTGTTCACGCACGGCGGTGTTGTAGTCCTCAGCGCTCCACTCCGTGCGCCCTGCCCGACGCATCGCCCTGTTAGCCTCATCCGCTCCCGCCAGAGAACCAAGATCCGCCGCCGGCATCCCCGCCGCTGGCGCTGCCGCTTCGGGGGATAGCTGCGACGTTTGCGGCTCGGGTGACACCACGGGCTGTTCCGGCAACGATCGTGGCTCTACGGGGCTTGTAGCGCGTTCTACGGCCATGGCGCCCCCGCCGGGCCTCTGTGGGAGGTCTGGCGGTGACGGCGGGGGCGCCATGCCGCGCTGAATCGTGCGCGCGGAAGCCTCAGCGTCGGCCTGGTTCGGGAACCGACGCATTTCGGGGAGGGTCCTCCCAGAATCGAGGTCGGCGACTGTCACGGTGAACTCACCGGTTGGCTTGCCGGCACTGTCGGTTGTCCGAATGACGCGCGCCTCGGTGTTCTCTGGGCCAGGGAACCGCGCCACGAGGCCGGGGATCTGCGCTGCCGTTCCGCCCTCGATCGGACCCGGCTCGGCGATGCGGGGTGCCTCGGGCGGCGGGAATGGCGCTTCAAAGCCCGGTGGACGCTGTGGTAGACCAGACAGCGCGGGCTGCGCACGAATTGCCTGCAACGCCTCGGTTGCCGTCGGCCTCTGCCCCGCCTCCAGCCAGCCGGGGGCCAGTTCTGCCGGCGCTGCGGCTTGGAAGGGCTCGGTAGGAACCGGTGGCTCACGCGGCGCGGGTGCCGGTGCGGGTGCCGGTGCCGGTGGCAGGTTGCGCCGGCGCAGCATGGCGCCTACCCCAGCTTCGGCGAGGCCAGGCGCCAGAAATGCGCCCTGCTCCAGCACTCCCCGCCCGATCTGTGACCACGTTCCTTCACCAGGAATGAGCTTTTCGATGCCAGGTTGAGCGAGTTCGGCGGCCTTGGTGCCCGTGAACATCTGCGCGGCTGTTCGCAATGCGCCCGCACCGCCGGGCAGCAGGCCCATCGCGGCACCTTCGGTCACGGCCTGCATCTCGGGAGCGGGGAGGATGTTCGGCTGTGGCGGGATGAACCGCGTCATCCGCTCGGGTTCTGCCGATGTCTGCGTCTGCGTCGCGGCACGGAGGGCAGCAGCTTCGTAATCGGGCGGCGGCTTGTCGAAACCGCTGATGTCTGGCCCCGATGTCGGGGCGAGGTCAAGCATGTTAAGGCCGCGTGGAGGTTCCTGCGGCTGCGGTTGTTGCGGTTCCTGCGGTTGCGCCCGGAGTGCGGCCAGGGCTTCGCGTGCGGATGGTCGCGGTGCGGCGCCGCGCAACTGTGCGAGGGCGTCTCGCGTCGACAGCTCGGGCATGGGCTGCCTACGGAATCCAGCCCTCGGCGCGAAGGTCTTCGTCAGTCACGCCCATGGCGCGCATTTTTGCGATCTCGTCCGGTGTGGGAGGGGCCTCGGTGCTCTGCCCAGCTGGAGGAGGAGGAGGAGGAGGTGGTGGGGGAGGGGCTATTCCTGTGTCCGGTGCCGGCGCGCCGCCGAGCCTGATGTTGCCTTGTGCGTCGATGAAGATGGCGCCACTACCTTGTGCATGGGGTGGCGCCTCGCCGAGTGTCTGCACCTGTTGCCCGTTCTCGTCGAACAGGACGACTTCCGGCTTCTGCGTGATCGGATTGACCACCGTGGCGCGAAACGTCTTCCGTTTCGGCTGGAGTGCCTGTTGCGCCAGTGCATTTGTCCGATCGGCCTGCTCGCCGACCAGCGCCACGCGCCCCGGTCGCATCTGGTTCTCTGTCACCGTGCGCGCACCGGACAAGCCAGCGGCAGCGCCCGCCGCTCCTGCCTGTGCCACGTTGCGCGTCGCCGCAGTGGTGGCCTGCCTCGTCTTCGGGCCGGTGATGAACTCCGTTTCGGCCTGGGTCTGCTGGGTCTTCGGCCCGGCCGTATAAGCGGCTGCGGCGCCTTTCTGTAGGATGGTCGCTAGGTTGGTCATCCCGCCCATCGGCGTTTGGGACCGTCCGAGTAATTGCGTGTAGCGGGCCGCATCCAGAATGCCGGCCGAGCGGTCGGGGTTTTTCAATGACTCATCGATGGTCTGATCGGCGCGCGTGGTCAGCGGTGTGCGCTCCTTGAGGGAATATCCATCTGCACCAGCACGGCGCCCCACCTCGGCGATCCGCCGCATCCGTGCGTCGGGGTCTTTCTCGGCGTCGATCGCGGCAATATCCGCGCCATACTTCTCCTCAAAGTTCGGACGTAGAAGCGCCCCGCCCGCCCGCGACAGCGTATCGACGATCGGGAGCCCGGTTTCGCCAAAGAGTCCAGGCATGGTCTACGCTGCGGGCGTGGACGGGGCGGCGGTGCCCGCGCCCCAATTAGCAATCCCGAAGCCCCCACTTGAGGAATCGGAGCCCCCAGTGCTCTGTGAGGTTCGGCCGGCACCCGCGAGCGTCGCGTATTGCTGTAGCCAGGTGTTGAGCGCGGTGGACAGCGACGAGAGTTTTTGTTGATCCATGCGAGCCAGGTCGGTTTCCTGTACCCCGAGGTATTGCAGGAAGGCCGACCGCGCGTTCTGCGCGCTTTGCTGGTCGAGGCCCAGGGTGGCGAGGTAGTTCGCCGCGGTCGCCGTGTTGCCGGCGAGCACGTTCGAGGCGTTGGCGATGTTGGCTTGTTGCTGGCGGCCGAGGTTGGCTTGCTGTTCCTGCTCTTGGAGGCCGAGCGTCTGCGCCGTCGCCGTCGTGGCGGCCTGTCCCGCCTGCTGCTGTAACTGCTGCGTGCGCTCGGACTGTTGCCGTGCGAGCAGCCCTTGGCCGACGCCAGAGGTGGCGAGGCCGGCGTTGGCGGCATTGGACAAGAGCCCGCGATCGGCGATGCCCCCGAGGCGCGTAGTTTCGGCGGCAATCGGGTTGTAGGTCTGCTCAAAGAGCGATTTGCGGAGCGTGTCGTAGTTGCCTGCGCCGAGCCCGCCGGTCGCGGCCTCGATGGTGGGCGCCGTCACGGCCGCCGGCGGCGTGTAGGTAGTCGGTGCCGCACCGAGGCCGACGTTAGTTGCACCAACCTGATTGAACAGACCAGCCCCCGGGGTCGCCCCAGGGTACGCAGCAACGGCACCGCTCGGGTTCGTGGTCGCGTCAAAGAGGCCGGTACTGGTGGGACGGCTGGCGAGGAGCTCGTCGAGGGTCAACGGGCGTCCCACAACGGGTGTCGCGCCACTGACAAAGGCCGAGGGCCATTCCGTACCGGAGCTGCTTTGTTGCTTTGAGGAGCTACCGGAGCCTCCGGCGGAGATCCCGCCGCGGATCAAACGAATGCGCGTCCCGGGGTAGTAGCCACTGAGCAAGTCGGAGTGTCGTTTCATCGGCTACACGCTCAAGCGCCCAACCGCGGCGCTCGCCAAACCCAATATGTGCACAAATGCCCTCGACGCCGGGGAGTTCACGGAGGGCGCGCGTCGCTTTGTGGAGCTGGTGAGGCACCAGCGAAAGAGCATCGGCCACGAAAAGGACGGGGCCGGCCGTGAGCTCCTGGTGCTCGAGCTCGTAAGCCAGTCGAAAATTGCGTTCCTCAAAGAGCGGAACAGATTCCCAGCGGCACCGAAGCCAGGCGACAAAGCCCCCGGGGAACTCGGAAAACTGCCCGAGGCCGTCGCACCAGCCCAGAACTTGCGCGATGCGCGCGGGATCCGCATGAAGCGTAGAATCCGCATGAAGCGCCTCCGTTGCCGCGTAGTCAGCCATAGAAAAGCGGGGCATATCGTCATCCTCTACACCTATGAACAAGGCCCGAAACCGGCGCAAGGCTCCCTGCACGCATCTCAGCAGTCCGCGAAGAAGCAATAGGCGTCGACGGCCCCGGAGCCAACGGTCGCCGTAGGTATCGGCGTTGCCGTAGGGGTGGCTGTGGCCGTGGGCGTTTCCGTGGGCGTTTCCGTGGGGGTGTCTGTGGGCGTGGGCGTGGGGGTATCCGTGGGCGTGGGCGTGGGGGTGGCCGCGGGTGTCGGTGTCGGGATATCCTCGGTGCAGCCGATCATGTATGTCTCGCCGCCCGTGCCGGTCGTGATCGTTCCGCCGGCTATCATTTCTAAGCCGAGGCATCCGTGTGCGGGAACCGAGAAGGCATTGGTGGCCGTGCAGGAAACGTGCGTCCCAACCGTCAGCGTGCACAGCGTCGTCTCGTCGTAGGAGAGATCGGCACATGATTGTGTGCTGGAAAGCCCCGCCGTGGAGGTTCGCGCCTTGACGGTCCAGGTGGGCGAGCTAGACCCTGCACCGACTTGCTTGAGCGCGATCGCGGCGTTGCAGCCGCTCAGTGCATACTGACCGTTCACCCAAAACGTGTCTTGATTGGTGCTTGTCGCGTTTGTGGGGCCAGGGCCGAGGTAGTGCGTTGCGGTATACGTGCCGGTCGGACTGCCGGGGTTGCCGCCATAGAACCACGGGCCGCCCGTGCTGTAGGGCGCGGAACTATCGGCCGAGCAACTGAGATTCGTCCAGGGAACCGCGGCAGCCGCCGAGTTGTTCCGCGTCACCACACCACTGAAGCATGAGAATTGCGGGACAGTCACCGTATTGTCGATGGTAAAGGAGCACCTTTTCGCCGCGCTGCCAATGTTGCACTTGCTCGCACTGGTGGAATACGTGAAGTCGCCGCACGTTGTCGTGCCCGCGCCCGCGTCAAGCGTCGAGGCGGTTGTTCGGACTTCAAAATCACGGTTTCCCGTGCCGCCCGGAACCGTGTCGATGACCAACGAGCCAGCACACGCAGCGATTGCGTAGGGCGCAATAATGAAGGCGGCGGGGACAGTGGCGGCGGGCTGGGAGACGTTTTGCGCCGCGCCAATATATGCGACGTTCAGGATGCTTTGCTGGTAGTTCGCCATCGATGAGATGCCATCGACGGCGCTCGCCTCCCAGCAATCGAGCGACCAGTCGATACTCCCGGTGTTCGCGGCCGAATTTGCAGACGCGCCTTTCACTTGCAGGCACGACCCGGCACCAGGGCTAAAAGTCACGTCAGCCGAGCAGAATTTGTCACTCCCGGACACGGAACAGCCAGCGATGTCGCTCATGCTTCCCGCGTCGGTGATGCAGTCGTTGCCCGCTGCTGGAGCCGCGGTGTTGTAGCTGATGGAAATATCCCAACTCTTAGCGCTACCCGGCGCGGTGCCGAGGGCTACGGACAGATGGCAACCACCGAGCGCGCGGGACGTGGTGTAGAACGTCGGAGCGGTTTGCGTCGTCGCCACGGCGAAGCCCCCGTACCACGTATTTGCGGAACTGATGCTGCCCCCGGAGCCGGCAAAATATTCGCCGCCATCAAGCGCGGCGTGGGCGGAACGTACCAGGAGAAGGCCAAGCAGGATGAAAATTGCGCGCTTCACAGCAACGCCTTTCGTGCGCAGTGGCACAGGTAGTCCCAACCGGCCCCGAGTACCGTCATCGGCACAGCGAGAATCACAGCGGCAGGAAATAGGACCACACCAAGAATGATCTTGCCGACCAAGGCGGCTCGGTTGATCTGGTCGCTCATGGTACCCCCCATAGCTCGATGAACAGAAAGGGCTCGCCGGCCAGCGGCGGCGTGCCCATGACGACGGTTTGCTGATTGCGGCGAAGATACCATTTGCCGGCCGCCGGCGGATCGGCTGCGTCATAGAGCACTAGGGCGCTGCCCTGATAGAGCAGCGCCCGCGGGACGCCGTTGACGTCGAGGGAAATTTTCACCGGGGCCATAAACTCTAGCGCAACGCCATCGGCGCCATCGATCGTGAGATTGAACAGCTGGTAGTCGCGTCGGAGGAGGTAATCGCGCACGCCGTCAAGGGTTCGAAAGACCGGCGGCCCATACTGTTTCACGGCCATCGGCGCACCGTTCGCAGCTGCACATCACATTGGACGCGATGCAGCTCGAAATTCGGGCCATCGGTTGGGTTGGTGAACAGGAAATCAACCACGCGCCCGGAGTGCGCCAGGTCGGTGATTGTGGTGCGCGGCTCTTGAAACGCCGGCCCTGTCGGACGCACGGCACCGGCGAAGAACGGCACCGCGTTGGTGTTGTCCTCCTCGTATCGGATCACGCCGTTGAGCCGCTGCGCGCCGCGATATTGGGGCTTGAGATAGGCGACGCGGCCGAGCCGCAGCATGGGCGAGCGATCATCGAGCAGCTGGCTGCGCGTGCGAATGGTGACGGGAATCGGCTCGGGGCCGCCGTCGGTGTCATCCGTTGTGCCCGTGTCGAACTCGCGGATCCAGCCGTCGAGGCCGCCGGCGATGAGTTCGCCCTGGTCGGGAGAGCCGACCCACACGCACGCGGCGTTGAGCGGCATCGTCGGGACATGCGACCAGGCGAGGGTGAATCCGCCGCCGGCGGCCGGGATGAATTGTAACACGTAACCGTCAGCCACGTCCGGATCCAGCTTGAGCCAATACTGATTCCGGCGCGGGTGAAAGACGCCGATCGCGCTAGGGTACGGCGTCGGTTCGTTGGCAGTGCGCGGGGCAAACAGCGTCGCAATCGCCCCCGATAGGTCGGTCGGCGTCATGCTCTGCGCGTCGGTCAGGTACAGGCCCCCGTGTCCGAGGTAGATCACACCCCATGGACATTCCTGCACCGTTTCCGGCGCCGTGCAGCCGACCGTCGAATAGAGATTGAGCTGGCCGCCGGCCAGGGGATCGCCGAGGAACGAAAACAGACACGTATCTTTCAGAATCACGAGTGGCGCAGACAGCGAGGCGAGCCCCACCAGCCCGGTAATCTTGCCCCCCTTCGGGTCATTGACGGAGAGCTGCACGTCGGCGAACCACGTTGTTTCATCGTTCACTTCCGAGCCGTAGACTGAAAAGCTCAGTTCCCCGGGCGTGGTCGCCCAGAGGCGAGACTTCCACAGCGTCAGGTACGGCCCCGTAGGAAGCGACACCTGGCTGGCCGTGCCCGATTGTTCCACGGCCACCAGACGGCGCGTGCTAGGCAGCGAGTAGTTATGTGAATAGCGCTGCATCGGGTTGGTGCCGTCGGCAATGAAGGTCGCCCCCTTCTCAGACCAGGCCGCGAAGTGTGGGCGGAACGTCGGCGCGGCCAGCGGCGGTGCCGGGAGATTATTGAGGTCGATGTTTGGCACTACGAGCTCGCCGGCGTCGTTGCTGGCAAAATACCGCAGTGCCACAAATCCGCCGAGCGCGGCAACGGGGCCGACGGTGCCGACAATCTGACTCGGCCTGGTGGCGCCCTCAAAGTAGACCGTCACCTTGATCGCCTCGACGAACACCTCGACTTGATAGCTGTTCCCCGGGCCCGCAAACGTGACGTACAGATAGACACCGAACGTCGGATCATTGAGCTCGGCCGGTGTCAGCCCGTCCCATAGCGTGGTGGGAGAACCGAAGACGTCAGTAACCGAGCGGCGCACGACTAGCCCGTTTTCGTCGAGCTGCACCCAGTTGGCGGTGTTGGCCTCGACATGCGGGCCACTCTGGCCTTGATACGCGAGCTGCATCGAGGCGGTGATGGTCGGATAGGAGGTTGATCCTTCTCCGCCCTCAACGTGGTGCGTAAGATCGAACTGCAAGCCAGTGATCCGCGCGCCAGCAGGGATATGCCAAGCGGCCTCGGTCCACCGTAAGAAGTTGGTGCTTGTGTCCGTGGTATTCGGCGCAAATGTCGCGTGTGCGGTGAGATAGGGCTGGCCGGCCTCGGGAGTCCACGGCACCGGGCCGCCGCCCGCGATGTTTTCGAGGTTGGCAAAAAATGGCGTCGAGGTGCTCGCCACTTCCACCCGCGAGTAATGGCGGGCCAGGGCCACGACGCTATTTTCGAGTTGCGTGTAGCGCCGCGCCCGACCACGGCGGCCACGCACCGCACCGCTCGCCTGATATTCGACGTTCTCCGCCTCGAGCAGCGCATTCGCGGGCACGGCAAAGCCCGGCTGCGGATCGGCACTATTGGCGTCACCCGGTAACCAGAGGCCGCCGTTGAAGTTGTCGAGCGGTAACACGACCGATCACGGCTTGTTGAGTTTCCCGAACGAGCGCACGGCCGGAATATGGTCGGCACCCTTGGTGAAACCACGCAGCTTCGCGTTGCGAATCTTCACGCGCGGGATGCCCGGTAGGCCACGGGGGTTGTAGGTTGCCTTCATGCCGTGGCCGTCGCTGCCGCACGCGGCGGCAAATTCCGCGTGCGCGGCGCCCGGTTCGTCGTGGTATCTGCCCTTGTTTTTTGGTCGCATAGCTTCCCTCACTCGTAGAATTTGTGGTGATGCGGCGCGCGTCGGTATTGGCGGTTTGGCAACACGCCACCCGTCACCCACCTTTTCCCCCACATGACACGCTTCGCGCGCTGGTAGAGCAGTTGCGTCGTTTGCCGGTCTTGTTGAAGGGTCTCAGAAAACGTTGCGCCCTTGGCCTGCAGGCCGAGCGCCACACACTCGATGTCCTCCTGGGCAATGTCCAGCACGTCATCATCGAGGCCGATACTGTGCCAGGGGGCGATAAAGGTGATTTCGCAGTCGACGCCGGCCGAGAGCGCATCCGCCGGCGGGTAGACTTGGAGGGTGCGGTTATTCGGGTACAGCCGCCAAAGGCGCCACTTCTCGCGCCAGAGCGTGCCATACTGCATCCGCACCCGGTCCCAACGATCGTCGTCGAGCCCCTGCTCCACGCGGCCAAACGGGATGCCCCAATCAGGCACAAAGAGCGACAGCACCGCCGCCGGATAGTGCGGGGTCAATTTTGTGATGCCGCGCGTGTCGTACTCGTAGCGGTCGGCTTCGATCGTGAAGCGGGTCAAGCGCCGCACCGCCGCAATGCACTCGTCGGCGGTGAGATCCGAGAGCACGAAGTCAAAGGCCGGCGCAAGGATGTCGTTTACGAACGCCTCGGAGGTGTCGCCGAGTTGGCGACCAGCGGCCAGAAGGATGTCACGTTTTGTTGCCATTAGACGGCCTCGTGGCCCACGCCGCAGGCGAAGGCGCGAATATGCGCCGGCGTCGTGCCGACGTAGTTGAGTTCAACCGGCACCAGGGTGTCGAGACGCACATGACAGTCCCACAGGACAAAGACGCCGCCGGCTTCGACGGTGATCTCGCCGTTGATCTGGCGATAGACGCGCACGCCGATGGTTTGATCGCTCAGCAGCACGAGCCCCTGCATGACGCCGAGTTTCGTGATGGGGAGGTCAACCCAGCCGCTGGTCGCGGCGAGCTGGTAGTTGATGAGTTCGTAATCCTCGGCCTCGATCGGGTGCACGTAGGGCGAGGCGGGGAGATGCCGAGAGCCGGAGCGCAGAACCGCGGACAAGAGAAAGCGCATCAGTCGCCCCCTACCCAGCCGGTGATCCGCGTCTGAGCCTCCGCCTTGCACTCGCTGTCGGGCGTGTTGAGGGCGCCGTTGTAGAGGAGAAAGAGGCCCCCGGGCTCGATCGGAATGTTGCTGGTCGTTTGCGTACCGACCCGGAGCTTGACCGCGCCGGCGGATTGCACCACGAGAATGTGCGGATCCGCGACCTGTTCCACGGCCATAGGGGCATAGACCGCATCCCCCTCGCGGGCGAGCCGGAACCCTTGCACCAGGGCAACGTCGAGGCTCTCGAGCCACGGGAACCAGTCGAGCGGTTCGTCGTCCATCTCGAGGCGGAGCGTGAGCTGTGTCGCTATCATGGTTCCCCCTACGGGCCGACGCACCCACCAAAGCGGCACGCATACTGACAGCGGTTGCCGCAGGTACCACAATTTGCACGGTTCGAGAGCGGATCCACGCAGCCGGTAGAGCAGAAGATTTGACCGGGTGGGCACGGTGAGGGCGTCAAGACGTCGACGCAGACGGTCAGGCCCGGCCCCGTATCCGAATCGGCCGAGTAAGGATCCCACTCATTGCGGCCGCGCGGTTGGCCGCCGGAGATCCCGACGCGAAATTTAGTGAAGCCGCTCGTATTGATCGCGGCGGGATCGAGAGGGATGCGGAACACATGATAGGGTGCCCAGGCGCCAGGATGCCCGGCTGGCATCTCAAACGCCGTCGAGGCGACAGCATCGCTATAGTCGGCCGCGGAGATTGGCCCGTCGGGCAACACCTCGCCAACGAGGTTGCGGGAATCGTCGTTGTGCCATTCAGGGATGATGCCCTCCCAAGTGGCGGAATGCACATGGGCACCGGCGAGGACACTCGTGTCGTAGCGCCACACGGAAACGTCGGTCCAGAAACGGCCGAGATCGGCCACGTCCCAATAGCGGTTCTTCATCGTCTGGTTGACGTTGCCCTCGGTCCACACGCCGCTTTGCGTGGTCGGCGGGTAGGTGCCACCGTGGCGCCAGGCCACGCCGTCATCGCCGTTCGTGAGGCCGAAGTGGGTGCAGTTCACCGCCAGGCTAGGGGTGGGCGTCGGGATGCTGGTTTGCGTGATCGTCGGGGTCGGGGTCGCCGTCTCAGTCGCGGTCTCAGTCGCGGTCTCAGTCGCGGTGGGGGTTGGCGTTGGCGGCGATGTGAAGGTGGGCAGCGGCGTCCGCGTGGGCGTGAACCATACGCAGATGCCGAGGGGCGTCGGCGTGGGGGTAGGTGTCTCCGTCGCCGTGGCCGTGGGAATCGGCGTTAATGGTGTTTCAGTGGGCGTCGCCGATTCAGCCGGCGTGGGCGTTGGGGTGTCCGTGGGCGTTGGGGTGTCCGTGGGCGTCGCCGTTGCGCCCGTCGTCGGCGTCCACGTCGGCGCCGGCGTTGCTACGCCGCACCCTCCCGGCGCAGCCAGGGGCGCACCCGGGGGGGCCATTTCCCAATTCACCCCGATCGAGCCCGTGTTCTGCCCGGGGGGGCTAATTGCGGTCATATAGACATACCCTTGTGGGATCGCGCGAGTCGCCACAAGGTCGGTGCAGCCCACGGTGCCCGCGGCCACAACACAGGAAGGCACATCGCAAAGGAGGCGCGAATCGTCCGCACCCACGCAGGTGGTAACAGTAATATCCTGCGTTGCCGGCCCGCTCAGGCGAACACGGAGATTCTGCGCGATCCCGTCGGCGTCATTGCAGTACGTCACCGTAGCGACGTCGTTCAATGCGCCCACGAGCGGATTCAGGAAGTGGCTGAAACTGTCAATCCATTGGGAGCCGCGGCCGGTCAGGATCTGGCCGGTGTTGCCAAACTCGATAACGTGGGTCGCGGGCAAAGGATGCAGCCCCCCGACTGCGTTTTCTCGAATATAAACTTGATCGCCTCCAGTGACGCTACAGTTCGAGGAACAGGTGACGGCATTTGAATAGAGCCCGCTCCCGGTGGCAATCGAGGTCGAGACAATGTCGCTCGCAGTCGTCACGTCATGAAGACTTGTCCCAATGGAGGTGCAAAAGCCGGCGCAGAGAGATTCATTATTGAGGGAGAGTGTTGAAGCTGCGGCGTCCCGCGGCATGACTATCGCCTCGTTCGAGGTAGTAGACCCACACTTTGGTCCTAAGAGCGAAACCGCTTCCGGGATGCAGAATTTATTGTTCCCGTTGACGTTGTTAGGTATCCCAAAATCAAGCACGGCATCGTGTGCGGATCCATCTTGCGCCAAGACCGTGAGGGTGACGTTGCATGTGTGGCTGCTAAGAGAGCTCGCGTTGAGAAGGACGTAGTCGCCTTGATTGAAATTTACGTAGTCGCCCGTTGTCGCATAGCGGTCAAGGCAACCGGGGTGCCCGGCACTGGAACAGGCCAGAGCTGAATTGACCCCGTTGACGGCGACAGTAAACGAGGCCGTGAGGGGCGCCTCGCATTTGACCGTGAGGTTTTGTAAGCGTCCCGCCGAGGGCATATAGAGGCCAAACACGCCACCATTTGCCCAGCTCGTCGCCGGCTGACTGCCTCCCGAAGCATCAAAATGCCAAGCCAAATGCGCCCGGCGAATGTCGGGCGTCGCGGTGCCCGCCGCAGTCGGCGTGCTGGTGGCAGTCGGCGTCGGCGTTTGTGCGGGCAGCCAGAGCGGCCACGCAACGATGAGGGCGATAAGGAGCCGTTTCACCATGGGGTCATCCCGGCGTCGGAGTCAGACAGATGCCGTTGCCGCCACAGTCGGCGTCGACGGTGCAGCGCACGACTGGCGGTATAGTGGCCGTAGGCGTCGCCCCGGTTGGGGTTAGGCTTGGTGTTGCCGTCAGCGTCGGCGTCGATGAGGGCGTCACCGTCGAGGTCACGGTGCGGGTCGGCCCCGCGAGATATTGGGGAAAGTAGTCAGTGCCGGGCGTCGGCGGCGCCGTAGGAAACCCAAAGGGGGTTACGGTTGGCGTGTTCGTAATCGTGCGGGTTGGCGTGGCCGTTGCCGTCGATGAAGGGGTCCACGTTTGCGTGGGGGTGTAGGTGTTGCTCGGCGTCGCGGTTGACCCCGGGGTATTCGTGATCGTCGGCGTCGGTGTGATTGTCGGCGTGGCCGTCGGGGTCCAGGTCGGCGGAAACGTCGGCGTGGCCGTCGGAGCAAACAGGTATTGCGTCACGTAGTCCGTCGCCGGCGTCGGGGCTGGTTCAACGCAGAGCTCCAACACCGGGCCCTCGGCGTTCGCGGTCGGCGTTGGATCATCGACAGACGAAAAGCCGAGGATGGTCTGATCCAAGTCGGCGAGTGGTTGCGTGCCGATGCCCCACACGCGAAAGGCAGTGTAGCCTGCGGCGTTAATGCCCGTCACACTTGTGAGCGGCAGCGTGGTGCTCCCCCAGGGGATGACGCCAAACGACACGTTGAAGGCCGGCGAGCCCGTGGGCCGTGCGGCGAAGTCGCCGCAGGAATACGTGGACACGCTGCCGTCGTAATACGTGCCGGTGAGCGCGCCGGTGGTGTCGGGAAAAATCATGAGCTTGAAGTTGGGCGCAATGCGGAGATCGCCCTGCGCGACGCGCGTGCCGCCGGGGATACCGGAGGTGTCGAACCGCATCGCCGCGACCGCCCGATAATACGTGCCACTGAGAAGCTCATCGGCGGCGAATAGATCCGTGTTGTCGAAGTCGATAAACTGACACACCGGCGCATCGTAGACCGGCGAATAGCCCCAGAGGGTGACGTCATCATTCGTCGCCGCGATCGGGATGGAGAGCGGCGTCTGGCCGGCGGCGCAGGCGACCGTCGGCGTTGCGGTCGGGGTCGGTGTCGAGGTCGGTGTCTCGGTGGGCGTGTCGGTCGGCGTGGCCGTCTGACCAAACGCGGGGAGTCCGCCCAGGGCGCCCAGGGCGAGGCTCAGCACAAACAGGGCGAACCGGCGGCGCGCTACATTCGGGAGGAACCGCGGCGGGTGTCGCATGGGGGGGGCTCACGCATCGGCGCGGTCAATTCGGATAGGAAAGGTTGATGCTCTGAATGACCATTTTCCCGGTCGGCTGTGTCCCGCCCGTGAGACAATCCACGCGCTTGACGAGCACCTTCGCCAGTTGCCCGTTGCACACGCTGGCGGCGCACGCGCTGCCGGTTGCGGAATTGGTGACCACAAGGCCGGTCGTCACCGCGGGGATCGGCACATATTGCCCGGCCGTCGCGGCGCTGATCGCGGTGCCGCCCACGGACGCGAGGCCCGAGGTCATCACGTTGGTCGCGGCGTCGGCCTCAAAGACAGTAATGGACGCCTGATAACACGCGCGTTTGCCCGTGGTGGTTTCATCGAGCGGCCACTGATAGACCGCCATCGAGGGGGCCACGCCCGCGGCGTTGTAGTCGTCTGGCAACGTGACCGTGAAATAGGTGGTATCGTTGCTCCCATACGCGCACCCCGGCCCCTTGTAGGGCATCCCGTCGAGGGCGCGCGTGCCTTGTTCGGTGGAGCAGGGATTGACCGCGCCAGCTTCGGCTTGCCCGCCCACAAGGTAAATGTGCGAGGTGCCGCCCCAGGCCGGCGTTGTGAGCACCACCCCGAACGCCACTGCCACGAGTCCACGCATGAGCTGTTTCATCGTCCTCATCCTTTCGCTGGTGGTCCGGTGATAAATTCCCACTCCACGTCGCCGTTGTCGGTCATGCGGAGGTAGCTCCAGACCGCTTCGGACAGATCAATACCGGCGCCATTGGTGCGTCGGCCCTGTTCGTCGGTGCCGCTTTCTGCCGCGGGCCGCGCGCCATGCATCACATACTGGTCGTCATGGGTGTTCCACGGTCCCAGGTCGCCGACCGGGGCCATGCAGCAGCGTCCGTTCGCGCAGTTGCTAACGAAGACGATGCGGCGGAGGGCCCAGCGTGAGGGCAGCGCCACGAACCAATTTGCCAGCTGGTAGGGGTGCTTGAGGTCCAGCACCCGAAACCCGATCGCCGTGAGGTTGCCGATTTGCCCCTCGCGGGTCGCTTTCACGCGGATCATCGGGCACTCCTCGATTTCTGGGGTGTGCGTTGCACTTGCAGCACTTCGGCCTGGAGCATGTGCAGCGTCTCGATAATTTGCTCGTGCTGTCCAAGCACACGATCGCTCAGGCGCTCGATGGCCGCGACACGCCGCTGGCAGTCGTCGAGAGATTGCTCGACACGTATTTTGTCGTGGCTCCATGGACTTTCCTTGAGGGCCTCGCGCACCATGGCCTGCACCAGAAACTTGTCAGGCACATCCTCAAGCCGGTGCGCTAAGACCCCATAGGCGCCCCCCACGGCAAAGGCGGCAGCCACCAGGCCGATAAGCACGTAGTACCAGACCGTCGGGCGGCCCTTGCTCTCGAGCGCATCCAGCACCCGTTGCAGGCTGGGTTCCTCGCCATGGTCGTCGTGATCGCTGGACGCATCCACATGGCCCCCGGGTTACGTTGGCGATGGCGACGGCGGCGAAGTGGGGGTCAGGGTCGGGGTTGGGGTTAAGGTTGGCGTCGGCGTCTTGGTCGGCGTCTTGGTCGGCGTCGGCGTCAAGGTTGGCGTCGGCGTCCAGGTCGGTGTCGGCGTGCGGGTCGGCGTGAACGTCGGCGTATTGCGAGGGGTCTTGGTCGGCACCGGCGTGGAGCGGTCGGGGAGATCGCCTTGCTCGACCGCCCACACGGGGATCGGCGTGGCCGCCCCCTTGCACTGCCAGGGTTGCTCGGCCGTGGACCGGCCGTGGTAGCCAGCGGAGAACCCAGCATGGAGCGGCGACGCGGCCGTCACGGGCGCCCAATTCGAGTTTGCATCTGCCGTGGGACCGCACATGAGGGTCCCTGTGGTGTCGGTTGTCCGCAGCTCGAGGAGCCAACGGCCAGAATTACTGCCGACCGTCGAGGGTGTCGGGTTGACGTTATATGTGGTAATGCGGCTGCCGACCTCGGCCCGGGCGACGCTGGCGGACAGGCAGAAGCCCAGCACCAGGAGTTTTTTCAGGTGCATGAAGTCGGAGAGCTGTCGATCGGACATTCGCGGATCTCCCTTAGCGGGGCGCCCGGCGCGCTGGCGGGTTCTGACCGCAGCCATAAAGCGCCGCTGGCGTTCGCTGACGGCGGGATTGAAACTCAACTCGCGGGCGTGTTCTCGTCCGCATCCCTCGGCAAACGCTGCGTGCCCGGCCGTTGACTCGTCGCTCGATCGCACCGCGTCACCGTCACGCCGCCTCCAACCGCTGCCCGCTGTAGTCGATCAAGCTGTAGGGGTACGACATGCGTTCATGGCGCACCAGCCGCGGGTTGCCGTTCTCGTCCACCTCGCGCACCCATGCCTCCAGGCGCGCGTGGTCCAGCACCTCGAGCACTTCGACCGGCACGATCGTTTGCACGCCGCGTGGAATCCGGTAATGCCGACCGTTGACCCCGACGTCGACCGGGTAGTTCTGCGCCGGGTCTTCGTGCGAGTGCACGCTGATGGTGCACATGCCGCCGTTGGCGGTGATCCGCGCGTAAATTCTGCGTCGTTCCTGCTCGGCGTTGAGTGCCGTCACCTCGGCGGCGATCCGCGAATAGCCGCCTTGATCCTTGGCGAGTTTCTGCACGAGCTCGTTGTTCGCGCGTAGCTGCTCCTCCAGGAGCAGGATGCGGCGCTCGGTCGCGGAATTGATCTGGTCCTTGAGCCGTGCGGTTTCGGCGTCGCATACGGCGTCGCGTGCCTCAATCTCGGCCGGCGTCTTGCCGACGTATTGATCGACGGGCACGGGCGGGATGTCCCGCCGGCCGTCGATGATTTCGTCGATGGTCTTCTCCGTCGCGGCGATCTGCGCCGGGGTGAACTCGGGGCCGCCCATCGGCGGGGTGACAGTCGGGCGGTTGTGTCGCGCCATCGCTTTAGCGGTTCCGTCGTGCGGCGAGGATGATGTTGGCACCGCCAGCCACTTGCAGGGCGGCCGGGATAGATAGGCCCGCTTGCGTCATGAAGTTGCCGGAACCAGTGAGCGAGGCGCCCGTGGAGCTCGATGCCACCAGGCCGGTAATGGCCGCGCCGTCTTGGTCGACGTGCTTCGGGTCACTATTGGTCGTCTCGTCGCCGCTTTCGCTCGTGTCCACACCGCTCACCCAGCGCTCGCCGGCGCTGTCGAGCACAACGATGTCGCCGCCGGCGTAAGCGGTGATGCCCGACGTGACGCGGGTCACGACGCCCGTCGAGCCAGTGGTCAGCAGACTCAGCGCGGCCGCCCACTGCGAAAGGTTGGTGTTGTTGAACCACCAGTATTGGTTCGGGTTGGTGCCGCCATGGTCGACGAACAGGAGCGCGAAGTCGGGCACGAAGCCGAACATGACTTTGACCACACCGGCACTCGACGTCTTGCTGGTGAATTGCGCGATGGCCAGATCAGAAATTTCCATGTGTGTCTCCCTTTGTGGGTGCCTCTGCCGTTACGGGGCTAACAGCCCGGCGGTGACTTCGGCCCGCACCATAAACGTCTCGTTGAGGCGCTTGCGGGCGCCGGTGTGCTTCCAGCCAGAGGTGCCGATTTGGTTGAGAGGATCGGAGGGGCCGCCGCTGCCAATGGGCTTGATGATGTTTTCCAAGCTCATGCCCTCAAGCGGCACCGCCGCGACGGCTTCCTCGCCAAACGCGAGAATGAAATACACGTCGGCGTTGCCACTGGTGAGGTACACGTCTCCGGCGGCCGTCCCGCCTCCGCCGCGGAGCACCTTCGCGCCGCCCAGGGCGTCTGTCGTGCCGCCCGAGGATGCCAGAAACCGCAACTCGCGGAACGCGCCGACTTCGGCCTCCATGACGGCGGAGCTGCCGGAGTAGTGCGATACGGGCACCCACTCGTCGAGCGTCTCGAGGGTTGCCACCACGTCGGGGTGCGTGATCGCCCAAAAGGCCGCGCGGATCGGGTGCGTGTCGACCTTCACGCTGGCTGTGACAATCTTGGTGAAGCGGCTCGCGTTGGCGTCGAACAGCGCGCGGATCATCCGCACGAGGAGGTTCGCGTCGACCTTCTGCGTGGTCGTGGTCAGGTTCGCCCGACCGGCCACACCGCCGCCGTAAAACACGTTGGTGCCGGCACACTGCTCCTCGCGCATCAAGACGTCGATGGTTTGCGCCGCCTGCTCGCCGAGCACCTTGTTGGCGTCGTTCAAGAGGGGGTGGTCGATCGTCGCCTTGATGAGATCCGCGATTGTGATGTAATCGCCCCATTGCTGGATCTTCACTGAAATATCGGTGTGGCTGACCTTCTGCCCGGACGGCGGTGTGCCCTCGACCAGCGGCGTCGTTGCCAGAGAGAGACTCTCAACACGCCGGAACACCATGGTGTTGCCGGAGCGCTGTTTGAGCGGCCGGCGCTCCGCAACCCGTGCGTGGACCAGCAAGGGGAGCGCGCGGGAGAGTAATGCCCGGTCAAAGTAGGTTTGAACGACTGGCGGGATAACGCCACTGTCAGTGAGTACGCCCATAGTCTAACTCCTCATGCGACGCCTTGCTGGCGTCGGAGATTTTCAAATTCCGCATCGGTCATGTTCCAAATGGCTTGACTGTCCACCTTGCGGCGCTCGGCGCCCGGGCCGCGCTCACGGAGTGCTTTGTCGGCGCCGCGGCGGGCCGCCTCGGTGATCTTGTCGGTGGTTTCCTTTGCGCCGTCGACGCGCGCATTGAGCGCATCCATGATGGACCGCAGGGCCCGCACTTCATGGCCCTTGTGTTGGGTGAAGGTGCGCAGGATCACAGCGGCGGCCATCTCCGCCAGGGCGGGATTGTCGGGGGCCAGTGCATGGACGTGGGACCGCAACGCCGGATCCCGACTGAAAGCGGGCTCGAGGTAGGTGGAGCGCATTTGATCGTAGCTACGATCGGGCGCCCCCATGGCGTCGGCGGAAAACTTGCCGCGCGCCTCGGCCTCGGAGTTGGCAATGCGGGTCTGCCGGGCAATCTGGTTCTGAATATCCGAGAGGCCGCGCTTGTTCTGCCAGTCGATATAGGCCAGGAGCTCGTCGGCCGTGGCCTCGCCCGACTGGAGCCGCTCGAGCGACACGGGCGGTTTTGTGGCGGCCTCGGTGAGCGCGCGGGTGCGTTCCTCGATCAGCGGCCCGAATTGCGATCGCAACTCGTTGACGGTGCGCTCGAGCGTGAAGTTGCGCTCGCGGAGCTCGGCGACCGGATCCGCCGCCGGTGCGGTTGACGCCGGCGGTGCCGGGGAAGGCGCCGGCGCCGCCGGTTGATCGGCGTCAACCGTTGGGGATGGTTGTTCGGCCGCCTCCGCAGTCACATCGAGGTCATAGTGCACCTCGGGTTCTGCTTGCTCGCTGGGAGCGTGCTCGACGCCCTGGTCGCTCGTGTCTGTGTCCACGACCTGACAGGTGTAGGGAACGCAGACACCCGTCAACGCTGTCTGTCAGGGTTGGCGTGCCTTAGCGCACGCGCGGAGCGGGGCGGGGTGGCGGGGCTGCGCCTTGTTCGGCGGCGAGCTTTTGCTGCGCGTAGGCGAGAATCTTCATCGCGTCGTCTTCGCCGATAATGCCGGCGTCGCGCGCTTTGTCGACGGCCACCTCGGGCGGGATATAGCCCGGGAACTCCCGCATGATCTCGCGCACCGAATCCCACATCGCCATCTGGACCGTTGTCTCCCAGGGCTTGGAGGCGTCAACGGCGACGTCATACTCGGCGAGCATCGCGTCTTGCAGGAGGCGCACCACATCGGCGCCCGGATCCTGTAAGATCGGCCCGACGGTGCCCGGTTGCGCCGGTTGGCCCGCCACCGGTGGCGGCGCCGCGGCGGCCGCTTGCTGTTCGCGGGCAGCCAGGGTGCCGAGAATCCGCAGCGCCTTCGCCACGGGCATGTATTGCTGAATCGCGCGTACCATAAACTTGATCGCGGGTTCTTTGTCGGTGAGAAAACTCTCGAGGAGCGGCTCTTGCGTGGTCATGCCGCCGCGCTGGCGTGCTTCGATCGCCTTCCCACTGACCGTTTTTTGCGTGGTGTTGCCGAGCAGCTCGCGGTGGATCTGCGACACGTCTTCGACGTCGCGGTCGGCTTGCTGTTCGAGCCAGACGAGCGTTTGCGGAAGCTCGGGCGGAGGGATCCGTTGCGGCGGCGTGTTCTCGTAGGGAATCTCCGCCACTTCGCCGGCGCCGAACTTGCGAATGTCCTCGCTCTTGGCCCCGTCCGCGCGCTTATTGAAAAATCCCCCCAAGGGCATTTTTTGCACGATCTCCACGATGGTCGAGCGCCGCCGGTTTTTCTCCCGCTGCGGATCTTTCATCGGGTGTACGACCCCGAACGGGTTGCGCCAGAAATAGTAGCCCACTGTGGGCCAGATCGGGAACTCTGGCGCATCAAACGGGCTCGGCTCGTCCTCGAGGAGCAACGAATTGAGCACGTAGGCGCGGCGCACCATGCTGACCGGACGCTTGAAGAATTGAAAGTCACCGGCGGCGTGCGGCATCGCCTTGAGCCGGGCGCGCAGGGCCTTCACTTTGTCCGGATCGCCCGACACGTCGCCGGTCACTTGGTTGCGCACGACCGTGACGTTGAGCCGGCGCCGATACCAGCATTCCAGGAGCCGGATCCGTTGCGTGTCCGGATCCCAAAAGAGGCGCTCGGCCGACCAGCTGTCGCCGGCGCCCTCGCCCGTGCCGGCGTCGGAGCCGAAGCGCGAGGAATTTTCCGACAGCCACTCGCCGAACTGCGAGGCGATTTGTTCGTGAAACTCGGGGAACTGATCTTGCGCGGCCTGGCGGGTCATCCACATGGCGTGGATCACATACTCAGCGGCGTCCCAACCGAGATCAAACCAATTCGGATCACCGAAGATTGAGAGGGGGTGCGGCCGCTCCCAGGCCGGCAACCCGTCCGGGTCGTGCGTGTAGTCGAGCACCACCTTGCGGTAGCCGAGGCCGGTGATGATTTTGTCGGCGAAAATGGTGTCATCCAGCTGGTTCTCACGGCTGGCCCTGGCGATGTACTTCAAGAGCGCGGTCATCAGCTGCGCGCCCTTCACGGAATCGCCCCCCGTCGCCGGGAGGAGCGTTACGTCGGTGCGTTTCTGGCGCTGCACGCCCAGGAGAAACAGCACGGGGCCAAGAATTTTGTTGATCGTCAGGCACGGGCGGCCGCCGAGCTCGTCGAGATCCTCCGCGCGCCATTGCTGGCCGCTGACGAACTCGTAGGACTCAATGGCTTGCTGGCGCCAGACGTCGGTTTGCCGCGCGGAATCCGAAAACCAGGTCGTGATCTGGTCGGCGAACTTCTTGTCATCATCGCGCCGCTCAAGGCCGTCTTGGTCTTGCGGCGTGCTGCGTTCGGTCAGGCCGAAATCGCCGCCGGCCGCTTGTTGCGGCTGATAGCCGACGCGCCTGGTTGCCAGTTCACCCACGCTCTCGGGTTATCTGACGCGCGGTCGGCGCGCAACGCTGTCTGCGTCGGCGCTCCCGGCTGGCGGGGCAGGTATTGGCGAAGATCGCCCGCACGCAGCCCTCCGGTAAGAGGGGCGGCCCGGCCCGGCGCTCGAGCTCGGCGAGCAAGGGCGGGAGCAGCCACTCGGCGAGGCGCTGTGCGTACCGGCGCATTTACCATTTCCAGTCGTGTACGTGCGGCGGCCGGTGCTTGGTGCGCGTCGGGCTCGGCGTGCTGGTCGCGGTGGGCGTCGGGGTCGCGGTCAGCGTGGGGGTTGGTGTGATGCAGACCTGCGCATTGCTTGGGTCCGAACAATAGCCGTCTATGGGACACGCGAGGAGACAGAACGCCCCGATCCCGACGCCGGAGAGTGCCGTCTCGTAGTAGTCGGGCGGTGTCGGCGTGGGGTTGGGCGTGACGTGCGCGCGGTCGATCGTCGCCGGCGGCGTCCCGTTGGCGACGATTACGAGCCAATGGTGTACCGGCGTCGGTTCCTCTTGGCTGAAAATGACGAACGAATGCGCCGCATCGCAGACTTTCGGCGTCGGCACGCCACACGTCGGGGGCGCTGTCGGCGCCTGGGCCTGGGCGAGGCCGGCGACCAGGAGGAGGGCGACCGTCAGGCGCATTAGCGCGCCATCCAGGTGGTGCGATGCCGCCGCGGCACCGTGCGCTGTAACGGGTTGAAGGGCGGGAGGTGCCGGGCCGTGGTGAGCGCTTGCGTCGCGTCGCCGGTGACGGCGGAAAACTCGCCGGAGCACAGATACTCAAAGGCGTTGGCGCTGTGCGAAAACTTATTCTTCTGTGGCGCTGGGTCTTTTTGGTGATCCCAACTCTTGCCGTAGCGGTAGCCGCCGAGCAGCGCCTCCATGAGCACCGGGCAGTGGTTGCGATCAATCAGCACGGCCGGGTGCCCGTCGATGAAGCGGCCGAACCGCTTGGACACGGACTCAAAGCGCGCGGTGAAATCCACCGCCCCAGGCTGGACGGAAAAGCCCTCGGCCGCCAGGAGTTGAAAACAGGTGCGCTCGTCGGTCTGGGCACGCTGCGCGCCGGCCGGATCCCCCCAACACCGCCAGCGGGTGAACCCGGGAAACTCGCGCTTGAGGAGCTCTTTCAGTTCGTCAGCGAGCCGCGCAATGCCCGCGCTCCACAGTTGCAATTCGGAGAGAATCAAGAGGCGCCCGTTGGGCAGCGTTTGCCCGATGAGGGCTACGGGGGTCAACCCAAAGTCGAAGCCGAGCACCAGGGGGAGGCCGGGCACGCCTTGGAGGTTCTCGGTAAAATGAATTTGCTCATACGCTTCGGTATAGACGCGCCGGCCCGGGTAGATCGTGACCACTTCGCCGAGCACAAACCGCCGCGCGAGGTCTTCGCCGAGCCGCGAGAGCATGTTCTGGTAGTAGTTTGGCGGGAGGTTTTTCGCGTTCTCGTAGGGCACACAGCGAAAGAGCGCGTAATCACGCTCCGTCAGCTCCGCCGCGGTCGGCCGAAAAAATTCATCGTAGATCCAGTGAAATTTGGACGGCGGGTTGAACGACAGGAGGATATTGAGCCGATGCAGACCGCCTTGCCGCAACCGCATGAGCGCCATGTCGAAGAGTTCCTCCGGCAGCCCGGCGCCGATCACGCCGCCTTCGGTCTGATAGGCGGGCACGGGCTCCTCGAGCCACATCACGCCGTATTCCGTCGACAGCAGGTTACTCACTTCCTCCGGCCGCCGGCAGTGGCGGAAATCCAACTCATGCGTCAGCGTCTCGCCGTCGACGTTGGGCAACGTGATGCGCAACTGCTCGTCGCCCTTGTGGTAGCTCGAGCAGCCGCCAAACCATTCCTGTAAGGTGCGCCGCGTCGAATCGTGTAACTGCCGGTAGGATTCCCGCACCACCAGTGCACGCAGCGGGACAGGACTTTCCGTGGCGGTGAAGAAAATCTCAAAGCCACACGCAATCGTCTTGCCGCAGCCGGCCGGGCCGCATAACGCTTTCACCTGCGCGTGGGAATTGTGAAACGGGAGAATCGAGGGGTGCGGGTGATATTCTCGCTCAACGAGGGCCATCGTCCCGCACGCCTCGGTCTGCTTACGCCAACGTGAAATCCACGCCGCCGATCGTATCGACAGGCGCGGCAACGGCATCGACAGTATGCGATGCGCTGTGGTGGAACCCCGCTTCGTCTACGTCCATCGTGAGGACGACATCCGTTGCCGGGGCAACCGCAGTCACTTCCGGCGACGCGGCGCTGGGATCGCTGAACTCGATGCCGGGGTCGGACGAGCTCCACTTGAAGACGGACCCTTCGGGAAAAGCGACGGCGGCGCCGTCAGGCCCGGTTGCGCTCGGCACGGCGGTCTTGTGCGTGCCAACGGTGAGAGTGAAATCAGCCATAGTGTTCACCTCCTTTCACATGAGGGTAAAGTTGACCCTCTTGATCCTGTCTTTTTTGTGCGGTTTCGGCTTGTGGTGTTTGATCCATGCCTCGATGATTTCGCACAATATCCACCAGAATGATGTCGCCATTATGCCACCTGGGAGATCGGCGCCGCGCGCTTCTCGGCCTGGATCTCTAGCGCTTGCTGCCGCGCCTGCACCGTGCCGCGCGCCACGCCCACAATCTTGATCGCCACGGCCGCCGTCGGCCCACTGTTCTCCGCCCCTTGGATCACTTCGCGCTGCGTGGGGAGAATCCGGTCGATCAGCCCCATCAACATGCGGCCTTGCGCCTCGGTGTCCCGGCTGCCGTTCTCGATCTGGTTTTTGATCTGGTCCCAAAACCACTCGCGTTGCTCGTGCAACTTCGTCAGGAGCCAGACGCGCAACTCCATGGCGATCGGCGCGTCGGGCCGGGAGGCCAACCGCGCGAGCTTGCGCTGGTCGGAGAGCGAGAGTTCTTTACGGCGCTTTGTGGTTTTCATGGGACGGGAGGGTGGTCGGGCACGATCGTATTGCAACAACACGGGCACCGCTCGGGTTCGTCGCGGGCGACGTCGGCCTGGTCGGTGATGCCGGCCTGTCGCCAGAGGCCGCGCACGTCCACCTCCGCCAGGGCGCCGCGCTCGACGAGGGTTTCGCCCAGCTGGCGCACGAATTGCGCCGGGATCCGCCGCGCGCTCGTGCGGTTCAGCGGGTGCGCCAACGCCACACACAAATTTTGTAGGATCACGAGCCAGTCAAAGAGCTCGGCCTCGATGGTCAAATGCGCCTGCATGTGCCGGCAGTCGCCCATCTAACCCCGCCCCGCATCGGGCTGTGCCGTGGACCCCGCGCGCTGTAAGAGCGCTGCGGTGAACGCCGGCAGCTGTTCGGGATGCTGGCGGAAAAACTGGCCGGCCGCCGCGAACACGTAGAGCACCTCCGCCCCGTTCACGCCCCGCCCGGCCAGTAACGGGTGCTCGCACAAATACGCCGCGAATTGCGGGAGTTTGAAGTGCACGCGCCGGTCACGCATGGCCGTTAGCGATTCAACGCCGACCGCAACGCGGCCAGGCCACCGAACCCCAAGAGCTCCAGCACCTGCCGCGCCGTGTCCGCCGTAATGAGCCCCGTCGCCTGCAACCCCAACACCACCACCGCTAATCCCACGCACACGTAGGTGCGATACCCCTGCAACATCATCGCCCTCCCGTCTTAATTCTGCGCGGCCAGTACCGCCGCCGTGCCTCCCGCGCGTCCCGCGCCCTCGCGGAACAGGCGGGTTGTGCTGCTGTCGTGCCCCTCGTCGCTCCCCTGTGTGGGTGCCGGTGTCGCCTCCACCCGCTGGAGGTCGTCGAGTACGCCGAGAATCGCCTCCAACGCCGTCGCCGTATACGCCGCCGACACGCTGGGCCGCGCCTCGCGCTCCGCCTCCGCAATCGCCAGCGCCGTCTCCGCACGCCCCAGCGCGAGATACACCCCCTGTGCCGCCCCCGGCGATAACCGCTGGTCTTGCACCACGTCCGCCGCCCGTGCGTAGGCAACCGTCAGCTGGATCCGTACCGCCTCCAACTGCGCCACCTCCAGCGGCCGCTCCGGCGAGGCCGGCGTCGCGCGGATCACCGCGCAACTGGCAATGAGTCCCAGCATCCCCGCGCCCCACATGCTCCACCGTGGCATACCCCTCCCCTATCCGATTGCGACCCCGCGTGCATCTAGTGCCGCCCGCATCCGCCGCCGCAGCGCCTCGGCGTCCACCCCCACCGCCTCGCAACACTCCGCAAACGTGTGTGGCCGATCGGCCGGATCGTCCTGAAATAACCACGCCAGCGCATCCGCCCGCGCCCGCGCCACCTCCCGCTGAAACACCGGCCACTGCGAATACCCCACCGCATCCCCCCAGGCCCGCTCAATCACCGCCATCAACAAGCGGTGCTCCCCCGCCGTCACCATCCCCCGCCGCGCCGCCGGGATTTCCGCCACCACGCTCGCCATCCCCGCGACCACCGGCTCTTGCTCCACCAACCACGCCACGCTCAGCACGCCCGCCATCCGCCACCTCCTCCGCCTCCTCCGCCTCCAGGACGCGCCTAGCCTCCCAACGCCCGCCCGTCACATCGCGCCGTAAACCCCTCCTCACGCACATGGAACACGCGACAGTGCCGACACTTCAACAACCCGCCATCGCGGTAGAGCTCGTGGCTCTTATGCGCGCCGCGTGCCTCCATCCGCCGTGGCTCCTCCTCGGGTCGCTCCCTCGTCGCACCATTCGCCCCGGCGACTTTCGCGCGATAGATTCCCTTGCCTGCCCGCTCCACGCCCCGCAATGCGCAGAGCTGAATCCCAATTTTCTTGGGCTCCCCTCGCACCGCATCGGCGACCACCGCGATCGTGTACTCGCCCGGATGCGCTTGCAGCCACGCGAGGAGCACCTTCGCGCTGACCCCCGCCGGCGCCGCCCCGTTCCTCTTCCGTGCCGCCTCTCTCCGCGTCACCACCGCAGGCGACGGCGTGGCTGCTGGCGCTCCCTTCCGCTCCGCCCAGCGCCGCACTACCACCAGCGCCGCGTCAATCTCCGCCCGCTCCGCTTCCAACTCCGCTACCGCCTGTGCCCATATCTCACTCATCGTGTCCCTCCTGCTTGGATTGATTTTTTTTGCGTGCGTCGTCCGCGCTCGCTTGCGAGGCCGCGTGTGGGGCGGGGCCCCTGATACACAGCCGGAGGCCGGGGGGGGGTCCAAGGTCGGGACCAGGACCAGGCCGACGAGCTGAGCGCCGGGCGCCGTCGTTGTCGACCGGCACGCTGAGTAAGCGTGTTGACCACGTGGCGCTGTCGAGGCCTTCACCAAGTTGTGGTGCGGTTGCTGGTGCGGGTTGCCCGTCCACTCGTCTTCGATGTGGCCGCGCAGCTGCTCGTGGTCGAAGCCGTGCCCGCTGGCTGGCTGCAAGGGGTAGACGCCACCTATCGGAAAGCGGGCGGAGCTATTAGACTGCGGGGCATGAGGCGGCGAAGGAGAGCACCGACACGGCTGCAACGGGAGCGCGGCGCTGGGTGGAACGTGCTGCGGGTGAACCCGACGAGTTATCAGCTGCCATTGCCTCCGGGACTGCTCCGGCAAGCGGGACTGCTGCCAGACGCCGAGGTGATCGCGCGGGTGATCGAGCCGGGACTGATTGCGGTGCGGAAGCTGCCGGCGGGATGGCGGGAGCGGAAGGGCTGAGGTCATGAGGGGTGCACTCGTGCATCCGCCCAAGTGGCCGCGGCCTCGGTGGTGACGGAGGCGAGGCGGGAGGCCGCGCGGGTAAACGGGCGCTGCGGTGGGCGGCCGAAAGGCTCCGGCAAGAAGCCAGTCATTCCGGTCCCTGCGTAAGCAACTCGAGCTGGTGGTGGAGCGCGCGGCGGCGTTGCTCTGCCGCCAGCTGGTCGTGTGGGTCAACGAGATCCGGCACGCTCTTGATGCCGGCGAGGTAGGCCGCGACGGCGGCACGGTGTGCGCCGACCATGCGATGCCAGCAATCGGCAGGACAGGAGGCGTGGAAGGCATGGAACGCAGCCTGGAAGTCACGAGGGTAGTCTTCGACTTGGGGCGCGCGCAGGCCGTGGCGGCGGGCGACGGCGACGGGATCGTTGACGATCGGGCCGAGGCGGGCGAGCTGGTCGGGATAGACGAACACGGCGCAGCGGCGGCAGAGGGTTTCATGGGAACTGACGCACTGGTCGCAGCCCATGGGTTGGTGACAGTGCCAGCAGTCGGGATGCCGGCGGCGGCCGTGATGCGGGTTGGGAATCCAGCCACGGGCATAGGCGATGGGGGAGCCGGTGCAGTGGAGAGGGGCCGGCGCGGGCCCGCGGCCATACCAGAACTCCCGGGGCATGATTTCGCCGCAGGTGGCGCACCGGCCATGGGGCGCGGGCGGGTCGATACGTGTGCGCATGGGGTCATCTCCGTTGGAGCAGCTTCGGGCGGCGTTCGAGGTATTCGCGCACCCAGTTGCGCCAGACAGCATTCCAATCCGAGCGAGGGGCCGCGAACTCATGATCGCACATGGCGTCGAACTGGCGTTCGGCTTCGGCGACCGTCAGGCCGTGGGCGGTGGCGAAGGCGAGACGATCGGGTTCGAGGTCGAACTCGAGGGGCACGCGGCGCGCGGCGGCGGGTTTGGGTGGCTTCGGTTTCTTGGGTTTCGGGGCCGGCGGAATCAGGGTGAGGGTCGGGGGATCTGGAGGCGTGATTTCGGGTCGGTCGTCGTCTTTCTTTGGAGAGACGATAGTCTCTCTTTCTTTTCTTTCTGTAGGACCAGGACCAGGACCAGGACCGGAGAGGGCATTGCTCGGGCGTTCGTCGGGCGGCGTTCGGGTACGCAGCATTTGAAATTCCGCGAACTTAGGCCACTTGATCGCCGTGATGTCGCCGCGACGTTCAACCGATATCGACGCGATGTCGGCGAGACGTCGAAGAGACATCGACGCGATGTCGGGCCGATGTTTGCCCGATATCCGCATCGCGTCGGCTCGACTCAGGAGGCATTCGCACGCTTGTTCGGGGGTCAGTCCATCCCGTGCCCACCGTTCGTGCAGGTGGGCCATGAGGAGCACCAACTGGCCCACCTGTTCGGTGCTCCACGGCTCGTGGCCGATCGCATCGGCGACAAAGAAATAGTGTCGGCGTCCGGTCGCCATCAGCCCTCGAGGAGATCAAAGCGTCCGTCAAACGCGACGAGCCGATCGCGCCGCGGCCGGATCCCCACATGGCGCGTGTAGGTGAGCCGATCGGCCGCGCGCCCCGGGACGATGGCCGCGGCGTGGGCGTCCAGGTCGACGAGCACCCAGAAGTCCGGGGCCGGCGTCACCGGGCGGCCCTGCGTGTGCAGATTGAAGTGGACGCGCGGCACGTCATAGACGTACTCGGTGCCGGCGGCCGAGCGGACCCGCTGGCGGTGCGTGTAGCCATGCGCCGCGCGCACCTGCACCGTGTAGCCGTTGACGCGGACCAGGCCGTAGTGGATGGGCCTAGCCTGGAGCCCGCGGCGCTTGCAGGCGGCCACGAACCAGCGCACGCCCTGGCGTTGGACCAGACACTTACCGTGCATACGGCACGCCCGGCGCGAGCGAACCCGCACCAAGAAGCGCACCGCAAACGTACGTACTCGTTAGTGCGCAAGGACGATACCGACGCTCTCCAGGCGTGCCCCTTCGGCCACTCGGGCACCTCTCCAACCGCAAAACGCTTGGTTTCATTACACCCAACCTCCTCTGACGACAACCCACGACAACCCGACCCGCACCACAACCCGCACCGCGGTTAGGTGCCTGATGACTCCTCGCGCGCCGGCGGCGTCAGCGCGACCATGGCCGCCTCGAGCCGCGCGGCCACTGCCCACAGCTCGGCGTCTATTGTGTGCAAGTAGCGCTCTGTGACGCCCGTGTTCGTATGCCCCAGAAACCGCGCAATCGCTTTCTTGGACCCGCCGCCGGCGGTCGCCACATAGCCGGCCCAATGGCGCATCTGATGGAAGCCATACCGCGGCAGGCCGAGCCGATCGCAGAGCGCGTGCAGCCGGTGCAGCTCGGCGTCGTAGCTCATCCGCCCGCCCTGGAGCCCGGCGAAGACGTACTCCCGCCCGCGGGCTAGCAAGGGCCGGAGCGCGGCCACGGCAAAGCCCGTCAACGGTTGCGGCCGCTTGCGCTCATGCCCGCCCACGTTCTTGCGCGTCGTGAGCAGGCAGAACGGCCGGGCCCCCTCGAGGAACACTTCGGCCACGTTCAGCCGGCGCAGCTCGACGAACCGGGCCCCGGTCTGGGACTGGACGGTCAGCAGCGCGGCCAGGGCGCCGTCGGCGCCGAGGATCAGTTGCTGGAGGTGCGCCTGTGGAATCGGCTGTATCTCAACGGCCGGCTCCGGCACCTTCGGGATCCGCGCGGCAACGTTGCCCTCCAGGGCGCCCGCCTTCACGCCGTAGTTGAGGACGGCCAGGATAATCTTGCGGTATTCGTTCAGCGACCGGGCGCCGCGGCGCGAGGCCGCCAGCTGGGTGAGGCAGCGGTCGACGTGCGCCGTCGTGATCTGCCGTGGCGGCAGCAGCGCCAGGGTCGCAAAGCCCCGGTTCAGTTTCTTCTCGAGCTGATAGCACCAGTCAGCGCTTTTCGTGCGTTGGCTCGACGTGAGGAACGCGCCGACGAGATCAGCGAATGTCGGGTAAGGGTCTAAACGGCCCGCCTCCAGGGCCTTGCGGTGCGCGTGCTCGGCGTCGGCCGCGGCCTTGCGCGTGGCGAAGCCGCGTTTGGTGTAGCGATGTAGCTGATACTCGAAATGGTAGCGCCATCGGGATTTGTCCCGGTACACAGTCATGGCTTTGCCCTTCAATAAAGCGGTCGAGCGCCTCTTGGGTGAGACGGAGCTTCCCCGCGACTTTGATCCATCCGAGTTGTGAACGCATCCGACCGCGAATGACCGAACCGAGGTCCACGCGCAACTGGTCGGCGACTTCCTGCGGGGTCAAGACTCTGCACATCGCCGGTCCTTTCGGGGGCGTTGGTTGCGATTCTGTTCCAGTCGTGTCGCCCACCGCACGTTTCCCGGCTCATAATTCCCGTCGTTGTCTATGCGGTCGAGCATCGCGCGGGAAAACGGCCGATCACCCATATCTCCCAGGAAGTTTTCGAAGTGCATCCAGCGTTCACACACCTGGATGCCGCGCGCCCCGTAATTCTTGTAGCTGACGTGATTAGGATACGCGCACCGTTCGATCATTCCCGCCCAGACACGGTGAATCGATGATCGCTGCCCTCGCCGCGCGTGCCCATGCTGCAACATGCGCGTGGCAGTAAGTTCGCGGCGTAAGCAGCCGCAGGACTGCGTATCCCCTCGGAGCAGTAGCCTTTGCCGGATGAGCTTGAGCGTCCCACAGCTACAGAGGCACCACCACTGGCTTTTGTAGCGGGCTGTGCTAGGTCCGCGTCGATCAACCCGTAGGCGCCCGAACTGTTTGCCCTCTAGATTGAATCGCGCCATGCGGCACACCTCAGGCGGCGCGCGCAGCCCGGCTAGGGGCTGATTCAGCCTTGGCGAGCTCACGAAGGAGCAGGTCGCGGATGAGGCTGGCTTTGTCTTTCTTCTGTTGCCGCGCGTACCGGCCCACCCGTCGCTTGAGCGCATAGGGCACGGGCACGCTCAGGAAATAGCGCTTGCGTTTTGTAGTTTCCATGTGTGACCAAAGTCGCACAAAACGCGCGGCGTGTCAACCGTCAGGCGTCGTCCCGCTCCGCGTTGGGTTCATCGATGTCGGGGTCATAATCGGTGTGTTCCGCGACGAGCATGCGGATCAACGCCGAGGGATCCAGGGCCTTTTTTCGCGCCGTGCGCTTCAACGCTTTGATAAGCCCGGGCGTCATCCGCACACTGAGATGGCGCACCTTGATCTTGAGGTCGGGGTCTTGATGTTTCCGGCCCCGTTGCTGCGGTGCTGCCGCCATGCCCCCGCCCTCCCCGGCGTGTCACACATTAGACCGATGGGCGCGGCGCATTCAACCACGATCACGGCAGGGCCTCGGCGACTTGACGGCGTGTGACTAGCGTGTTACAGGCGTAACCGGATGGCGGACGGACAGAGAATGCACCAGGAACGGGAGGAACGCCGATGGGGAAACAGATGGTGAGGGAGACGGGTGGTGTCTTGATTGCGCTGGCCGCCGGCTGTG